CAAATGACTTTAATATTTGTGCTAATACTTCTAAACAAGGTATGTATGTTTCATCATCATTTTGAAAGTAAACAGGTCGTAAATAGCTTTGATTAAATGGTTCGTATTGGCTACCATCACCCCTATTAGACATTCCAGCTGCGTAATAAGAACAAGCAGTAATAAGATTTAATCCTGTTGGGAATCCTATTTTAGCCAAACAAGAATATAAAAAGTAAAGAACCGATTGTGGGCTTAATTTTGTGTTACCAACTACATTAGTTTCGGTAAATGTAAAAGGAATGTAATCTAACATTCCAAGTCCATCAATAGCATTAAAAGATAATTCTTTTCTACCTGTGGTAAATGAGTATTGAACCAAATCACTTAAAACCCATCCTTGCCAATAAATACTTCCATCTATTAATAACTTAACTAAATATTTCCTATCGTTTAAAGTTGTAAAGTCAGGCATATTATCATCATCATCCGTTACATCAATACTTACATTTAATTGACTTGCATAAATAGGTTCGTAAATATCATCACTTCTTGGGATGTATTGTAACTGAATTGCAGTTGCAGGATATTCAATTACCGCAGCAACTGTGTCATCAATATACATTTCAACAACCGCAACTTCATTGTTTTTGGTTGCAGCAGTTATTTGGTATTTTAAATTATATGCCACCTCTTCTTAAGTTTAATGATGAATTAGACCTTTGTAATGCTAAAACCAAATCATTGCCTCTTAATACAAAAGAACCATTACCACCCATTCCACCGCCACCACTCATTGCACCTGCATTAAATGTAGTATTTAAAAATCCACTTAATTTACTTAATGGAATAATAGCTTCAGGACCAGCTTCACCAACCATTCCAATATGAGGACTGCTTACAATACCGCCTTGTGCATATTTTGGTATCATTAATATTCTACCAGCAGAACCAGCAACATTTGAAGCAGCAACTCCAGCATCAGCTACTGCTGAAGTTCCTCCAGTTAACACATTCATAATTGCTTTAAATAATAAAGCCTGAATAACCATTGCAATTAATTGTTGAGTAATTTTACCTAGCATATCTAAAAATGCCTTACCAAAACTTTCTCCATTTTGCATTGCAGCATAAACTTCTTCTAAACCATTTACAACACTACTTGATAATGTTTTAGCAAATGATTCATATGCTTTTTGAGATTCTTCTGCATTTTTTTTAACATCTTTAAGAAATTGAGTTAAGTCGTTTTTAGTATCATTAATTTTTTTCTTATTAATAATTTCACTTGTAAATGCTAATTGTGGCTTACCGAAATATGAACCATCTGCACCTTTTAATTGTTCTCTTGCTTTTTGTTCTAAATCTGCATTATATAAATCATCCTTTATTATTTCTTTTGGAGTTAAAGATTTAAGTATTTTAACAGCTGGAGTAGTATTAATATTTTTTAATTTATTAACATATTCTTGCCATATTTTTTCCGATTCAATAAAATAATCTTTTTGATTTATTATTGATTCATTAAATAATGTTAAATTTCTTTGATTAGAATCTTGATAATCTTTTGTTGCTTCAGTTAATGGGTCTTTTTTAACTGCTCCTGTTTTATCAGTTGTTAAATTAAGATTAAATCCTTTTGCAAATAATTCAGCAGCAGAATTAGCATCTAATGCTATTTTTCTAAATTGAGCCGTTAGTATTTCTAAATCGCTCAAATCTTTTTTATATCTACCTACCGCATTTGTAGTTGCAGTTTTATTTGGGTCTACAATGCCAGCAGGAGTTAAAACACTTAAAAAATCTTGCAAGTTAACTTTTGGACCTTGTGCTTGTAATAATCTTGTTTTAAGTAATTCTTCAGCAGCTTTTTTACTTGCACTATCTGCTAATGCTCTTTGAAATGATGCTTCTACATATGCAGCACTCTTATCGTTGAATGTTTTCTCTGCTTCGTTTATGTCTTTTTTAACACCAAAGTTTTTACCTAATTCGGTATTATATATTTTTAATGCTTCATTTCCTGTTATTATTCTACTATGATATTCTTGAAACGCTATACTTACTTTATCAACTTTTTCAACTGCTGATTTAAATTCTTCACCAACACCTGCTAAAGATTCTTTTTGTGATTTAAGTACTTCATTACCTGTAATTATTTTAGTAAAAAAATCAGATATTTCATCACCAAATTTTAAGAATAAAAATGTAACCGCTGATAATGCTACACCAATACCTGCTGGTCCTGTTAAAGCACTAATTAATTCTTTTTTAACAGTTGTACCAGTGTCTTTTGCTCTTTCTCCTAATCTTTGAAATGATTCTAATAATGGGTTTAAGTTATTTGCCACACCCATAAAACCATAATTCAAATCTTGTAAAACACGACCTGAATTTACTAATGCTTGATTTGCTTGACCTGAAGCACTTCCTAAAGTGGTAAATTTCGTTTTTAATCCTTCGGTGGATTTAGCTAAATCTTCAACGGCTTTTAATGCTTCTTTACTATCAGCCGTTATAATAAGTTGTAAAGTTTCTGCCATTTTATTTTAATTTACTCCATACAATTTAAGTGTCCTTGCCAATTGGTCGCTTGTTAACATTACTTTTTCTTCTTCTACTTCTACATCATCAATCGCAGGTATATGCCAAAAAGCCTTTAAACTTTTGGGTGATTTTTCAGTTGTGTTACTTAAATATACAATATAGGCAAGGTTTCTAGTCCTTGCCCATTCGTTTAACTCTTGTTTTTCCTTACCCATTACGATAATAGAAAAGTCTTTCCAAGTCATATCCCAAAACTCATTGGGTCTTATATTGCATTCAGCAGCTTTCACTAAAATATCATCCCACCCTAACTTTACTAGGCTTTTTTTTTTCTTCTTTAGGAGTACCTTGAACGGTTATTACAGTTGTTGAAATAATGTATTTAACATATTCAATAATACTTCCTCTTTCATTAAAAATACCCCCAGATTCATCAATCCAATCACAAATGTCATTTTCATTATAGTCAATACTAACTTTATTAGCTATACAAGCCGACTTGTAACCTATATATATTAATAATATAATTAAGTCTAAATCGTATTGCGGATTACCTAATAATTCAAAGTATCTACTAATAGGCAAGTTTTCTTTTTCGCCTTTTTCATTTGTAGTTCCTTTTGCAATACAAAATTCTCGCATTGCCCAAGTACCCCATTTTAATTGAATTGTTTTGTTGTTTAGTTTTAATTCAAACATAGTTTAGTTGTTGTTTATGATTGTTCAGTTTGTGCAATTGGTGGAACACATACTACAAATGTTGCAGTAAATTTCACATCATCTTTATCAGCAGCAGTTACATCAAAATTGCTAATAAATACAGTGCTAGTTGAAAGACCACCATAGTACACATCACCAGCAGCGGGACTTGCTTTACCCATTTTGATAGTAAATTGAGTTTTAGCAGCGTGAGCAGCATACAATTGTTGATAAGAATCCTTACTAGGAGTTCCTGTTTCATCAATTGCAAAACCATCGGCTTTGAAAGATTGAGTAAATGAAGGACCAGCTTGATATTGGTCGCCACATTTTGAAGTTGCATCAATAGTGTTAACAGTTGATGTCAATGAGTTTGTTGTTAAACAAGCCACAGGTATAAAAGTTGTACCTCCAGCTAAATCTGCTAAAAGGATATAATCCCTTGCTGATACTTTAGTTTCTGCCATTTTATTTTAATTTTGAGTTATTATTAAATTATAAGTTATTATTGTTCTAAATACATTGTCCAAAGGGTTTAAACCATCTAAATTTCTAATTGAAGCAACTACCAAACTTGAAGCATAAAACCCATTTGATAAGGTTATTGCGGTTTCGGAATTGATTGCAGCTAGTATTAAATCGCTTATTGTTTCGGCTCTTTTATATCCAAAGTTACTATTTTTTATGACAATGTCCACATCAATTGAAACCGAATTGGTATAACTGATTTTCCCTTGTTCTTGACTTGATGTTCTACCAGTCATAATAATATATTCATTAGGTGCAGATTCTAGAGCAATTCCATCATAAACAGGCAATCCACTTGCACTTGTCAAGTTTGTATAAAACCATTTTTTTATCTCTATATTAGGATTTAGCATTTAATAATGTTTTTAATCTATTAAATAATTTTGGTTTTTCATCTTCATATGCTGGTATTAAAAATGGTTGTGGTCTTATTCCGTTTTTTAATATTTTAATAGCTAAAAATCTAGCTAATTTTTCATCTTGTGATTGCTTTGTACTTTTACTACCTAATCTTCTACTTGTTTTTACACTATATGTTCCAGCTAATCCCTTTCTTTTTACCCATAATGTTAAAGCCCTAATAAAATCCTCTAAAGAACCACCACTCTTGCCTTTAAATTGTGCAGCAAAATCTTCATATCCTGCTGGTATTTTAACTTTACCACCTGTACCAAATTCAACATAAGCACCATATGAAGCATCTACTGTTACCTTCCCTGTCATTCCATTAAGGGTAGATTCTCCGTGAATGCTTTGCCTTAATGTTCCGATATTAACAGGTGCGTTTCTTTTAGCATCTTTTTCTATTTTCATAATTGATGCACTAATTTCTTCTGCAACTCCTTTTGTCAAGTCATCTTCAATGGTTTTTAATCTTTTAGTTAAATTTTCCATTCCGCTTAAATTTAAAGCAAAACCTGCCATTATGCGTACATTAATATTTCGTAAAATCTAAACTGATTCTCTACATCCTTGATTGAATGAATTGTGTACATTTCCCCTTCAGCCTCTATTTTGTACATATTGTTAATTGTTACATCGTACCTGATAAATAGTTTAGCAGAACGAGTAAAACTTAATTGTGCCTCTAATAATGCTCTATTCTCATCTTGTGGTCTAAAATCCCCAAATACAACCTCTTGTAAGGCATAGGTAGTTGTGTAGCCACCTTGCCCATCAGCGGTGATTGTAGGCACATATAAGCCTATTTCCGAGTACATTGTATTCGCATCTACATAGTTTGCCTTTTTGCTTCCTAATCTCATAATATTGGGCTTAATCTTGTCCAACGCTGACACGCTCTCCAAGTCTTTTCACAAATACCTGTATTTGAATCTAATCCTCTATTTTCGTAATCATAACTAACTTGGTCTAATATAGCAATCTTTAAATCGTTTGGAATGGTTGTATATCCACAAGTGTAAGTAAACTTTAAGTTTTGATATGCTGGTCTAATTAGTTTAGGAAACTTACCACCGATTAAAGTATAATCTCCAACGGCTATTGTATCGCCTTGCTCGTTAATTAAACTTGTTATTGAGTTAACAGGTCCATAAGGTAATTCAAACGCACTATTCCAATTGGTAAACCATACAACGGCAGTTTTAGGAATAAGACTTAATCCTGTACCAACTTCAACCGCTTCCCTTGCTTGTTTAATCATCAAGCTAATTTGGTTATCATCAACTGAAGTAGTAACCCTGCAATACAATTTAGCCTCTGCTAATGTTACAGGTTCGGTTACAGGTGCGGTGTCAGTTAAAGTAAAATCTATTATAAAATTAGAATATGCCATATCTCTTTTTTACAAATTTACAATAAATATAATAAAAAACCCCACCGATTAAGATGGGGTCTTTTTTATCT